GACCCCTTGGATGAGGTTAGGAACGGTAGTTGTTATGTTAGCCATCGTTTAAGCAAGGTCAGTGCGGCGATTGATGCCGATACGTGTAGCAGTGTCGTAGTTGTCAAAGATTGTTCGATCAGAGTTGTTGCCTTCAGCTTCTTCCATAGCTGCCTTGGCGCGAATCTCATCACGGTAAATAAGTGCCTCAATCTCACGGGAGCCAACAAGTCTGTTAGCAAACATCCGGGATGCCTTGAGGGCGATGTAACGTCGAGCCTGTTCTGGTAGCTCTTCGTATTCAAGTAAAAATGTTATGTTAACCTTAAGCTCGTCTTCGGTGAATATATCCGTGTAGTTCTTTCGGTCAAACAATGCGGTGCCTCGTTGGACTACGTCATAGCTGGTGTCAACCGTGTCCACTTGAACGACGTTGTCGGGTAACACAAACTTACCGGAAGCATTGGCCTCTAGGGTGTAGTCTTGGGCAGTGTTGAAATGCCATCCCTCTTGTTGGACCTCACGCGACACTTCGTCAAGAACACCTTTGGCAAGCGCAGCGGACGGAGGCAAGGCCACGGTGCTGGCGATAGAGTTCACAGGAGCCTCGGTAATGTAACCGAGCATGATGTTAACAGCGTCAAGTTTGGAGGTAAGGGTAGCCATAATAAAAGGAAAAGGAAAAGGCCGCACCCCAATCATTAACGAAAGGAGTGCGACCGTTGGGGGTTAGTGGGGGTTATTAAGGAGTCGAATCGGAGACTGAAACTTCGAAGGACGCCTCGGGGCGAAGGACACCGTGGCCCATAGCATACTTAGCTACGAACAGGTTTCCTTGGAGTTCGACCTTGTAGTCGCTTTCGGTAGCAAGGTCAAGGAGCTTAACGGTTCCGATAGCCGATGGGTGTCCACCGATGATCTGGGTAATGGAAAGGTTTCCGTTGTAACCCGCTCCAGCACTGCCGAACACATCGTTCTTGACTGCGGTTGATCCATCACCACTGTTATCGCTAGAAAGATCAGTAGCCACGTCAGCAAGGTGATTGGACTTGTAGATCTTGATTCCAGCAACCATTGGGATGTTACCAGAGGCAACGTCACCACGACCACCGAAGTCACGGTTAATAACATCTTCACCAGAGGCAAGCAAGGTGTAGTAGTCAGCTGGTTTCAGGATAGCGAAACGCTGTCCGTCGTTCGGGATGTCGTTCTCGTCGAGCTTCTGAGCAGCCTCAAAGAGCGCATCTTGGATGTTCGTCCCAGTCAGTGAATTAAGAGCAACGCCCGAGACAATGTTAATTCCGTTCTTGCCATCATAACCATCAGCAGCAGCAGTCTTCAGAGCCGAGTCGGTCCGAGCAGCAGCCGTAAGGGTCTTCATGGTTGCAAGATCGAAACGCTTCGCAAGAGCCTTACCGAGTTCCTTAGCGTAAATGCTACGGACATCGTAGTGGTTCTTAAGCTCATCAATGTTTGCGATGAAGGTGGAAGCAAGCAGAACATCATCAATGGTGATGACCTTTTCAGCGTGCTTGATCTGACTGAGGTAACTGTTACTGGCGTCAGCGATGTTTTGACCAGGAGTGTGGTAAGCGGCGGTAGCGATGCCAGTCACAGGGAACTGAGCAGACTTTCCGTTGGAGATGGTGCGAATCGTGTGAAGGTCTTTCATCACGTTGAACTCTTCGAAGGTGGTCAGGATTTCTCCTGAGAACACCTTAAGGAACAGTTGGTTCGCATCACCAGCCACGTTAACTTGTCCCAAGCGGGACGGCGTAGTATTAGCCATAATATTTGGTTGTTCTAGTTGTTGTTGTTAAGGGTGTCCTCATTCTGATGTGTCCGTAACCGGGTTCGGAGTTATTGATTGTCCACCGCAGTGGGTCTCATCGTCGGCCTCGGGGGAGTCTATCTTTATGATGACGTTTGGTTTAAACACCACCAAGCTACTTATGCAGCTTGTAATAATGGTGAAAGTTGTTGTGTTATCGTCACAGCCTTGCCATGAGGTAACAGTAAAGTAGTTATCGCCTATGTCCGTAAGTGAACCATAGACTGAGCATTCAAGGGGACCATCGGTGCTGTCTTGCACGTGGTCAAGGAAGTCAATTTGAATAACATCTCCTAACTGGAGGTTATCTCTTAGCCCCCTCACGTCCCCTTTCCTTTCTTCTTCTTGGACATAATCTTCAACCCCTTCCGCTTGGCGGCTTTCTTAGCTGCTTTCTTACCTTTGGGGGTATACGGATACGACTTATCTCCTACTTTGGGCATAGTGTTATTTTAGTGTTAGTGTTGGGGTTGGGGTCAGCATTTCCACCTTCTAAGCGCAAGGGCCTTTCGGGTGGGTCTGCCTTTGGAATCTTTCATTGGACCTTTGACGCCTGACATCCGCGCACAAAAAGACCGCTTCCTCGGGCCTCCCTCTGGTTGCGGTTTCTTTAAGTTACTACCTGTCTTGCGGTTGTAATACTTGCGTCCCTTTTCTGTTAAGCCTCCTTTATCTGACTTGTGTTCTTTGCGAAGGGACAGTCCTTTTCGTTTAGCGGGCATTGTTCTCCAGATCGTTTATGTAATGTAACATCTCTCCCACTGTCAGTCTTTGTTCCTTGGTCCACGGTTGCGCTTTGACCTTCTCTAAAAAGTAAGGGAGCTTTGTCGGACGAAGACTCGGAGTGCATCCACTCATTAATAACATCACGCATATTGCTGTGACGCTCAACATATAGCTTCTCTTCATACGCTTCCATAAGACCACGGAATGCCTCTGCCAGTCGCGGAAACGCAATGAGCATCTTGACTAACAGAGACATCGACATGTGGTGCGTGTGTTTAGGTGTTATTTCTCTTTGGCACGCCCAATGTTAAGGGCAAGGAAATCAACAATCTTGTAAAGTTTACGGACCCAGCCATCGTCCATAGGAGTAGGCGTAAGGGCGGCAATAGCAGAACAAGCGGCGACCACAGAAGTCATAGCGCCTAGGATCTGTTCGTGATTGTTGATGAGGTAGTTAATAATATCAGACATAATAATAATTAGAAGGCAGTTGTTACGGAAAGCCGTTGCTCAACCTGGGATCGATACTTCTGGTCGTAACCATAACGTGGGTCCTGCATGGCAACCGTCATCTCCTTAGAGGAGCTAAAGGGAACGGCCCCGGATGTCCCAGAGGTATCACCTTGAACAAGCGACACAGGAGATCCACCGTCTGACTTAAAGCGAGCATAGAGTCCTCGGATAGCCATGGTTGCGGCATTAACATCCCCCGACTCGACAGTGTTGTTATACACCTCTTGCTCTTGTTCGGTGAGTGCTGTAGCTGCCCATTCGGACATTGCCTCATAGTTCTCAGGACCACCGGCTTCACTCATCAAGGCTTGTTGTTGCTGTGCTGCCACGGCTTCGTAGCCATTAACATACATATCAACCATCTCCTTAGGAATGCCGTTAGCCTCAAGCGCCTTATAGGTTTCCTCGGACAGTTCACCATTCTCAAAGTATTCTTCGGATGCACTGGTCACTGTGTTGTTAACAGCGGTGTTATCCGTGGGCGACTCGTCGTTTGTTGACTCATCGGGAGACTCTTGTTGGCGTTCGTGGAACTGCTTTTCTAGGTTACTATAAGCATCCGCAAGGGCCTCAGGGTTCTCAAACTTCTCCGGTAGCCACTCAGGGCGCTCGGAGGTAGCTTCAGCCGTTTCGGGCTGCTCTTGTGCTGCTGCGGCTTCTTCTTGCATTGCAGCCTGTTGTTCAAGAGAGATGTTCTCCTGTTCAGTGGGTTCGCTAAATGTAACGCTTTCCATATTTATTCTTGGGGTTCAACTGATGGCATATTACCTGCCAAGGCCTGATCGTTCAAGGCTTTAATACCGGCAGGTCCCAGCTTCTCAGTCATAGCTTGCATCTGTTGCATTTGTGCTTCTTGTTGCATCTGCTCGGCACTCTTGATGAGTCCTTCGGTCTTGATACCGAGAGCAGTTGCACGACGCTTAAAGTAGTCTTCAACATTAACAAACTGGCCGATAGCTTCTGGTCCTACGACCTGAGCAGCACCGGCAAGGAATAAATCTAGTTTAGAAAGATCGTTACCTCTACCAAGGGCCTCAACCCCGGTAACAATCACTGGCTTCACCAAGTCCTTAGGAAGCTTAGGTAACATCTTTTTCTTTTGCATTACCGACATGATCCGCTTCACCAAGGGCAGTTGCATCTCAGCAGCAAGGAGCGAGTAAAGCCCACCTAGGGACGCCTCTAGCTCTTGGGATAACATACGGATCTCTTCGGCTGTCACACGCTCGGCCTGTCGGACAACTCCTGAGGTAAGCAAGAAGGCGGCTCCAAGGCGATCCTTGATGGCCTCCATGGTGACCTGAGCAGTGCGGAAGTCATTGAACTTATCAAGCTGGAGAGTGTTAACATCAGCGGCGTTGCCTTGGACAATCGCACCGTTGGGGCTTTCAGCAAGCGTCCGGGCACGGGTGGTTCCATTAGGGTTAACAAGAAAGAGAACCTTGGCAGCAGCAGCCGATCCCTCGACAATCGCCCGGGTCAACGCTTCGAGACTTTGGATGTCACCGAGGTATTCCTCAACGAACCCACGTCCATAGGCTTCACCGTCAATCCTGGAAAGTCTTAAGGGGATGAAGGGGTTGCGGTCCATTGTTACCTTACCACCAGCATACGGAATATCTACACCATTAACATCCTGA